GCCTAAATTTATAACGCGCCTAGGACGCGAAGTATTGATACACTTAAACTGAGAGTTTATTTCTTCTCACAAAGGTGTTGTCTCTTAAACACGGGCCGTTTGAAAGCCATCCAGCACTGGGATACTGGTTATTGGAAAAATTACAATGATTATGATAATAAATAACAAAAACAAAAATAAATAAAACAAATGTTTTTCAGGTTTCTTATTATACCGCCTTTGCCTGTGGCGGGTGAAGGGAGCTACCCAAAAGACCACGATGAATGCGCCAGCTCTTAGGATTAGCAAAAGCTACACTCAAGTCTATATGCGACTAACCAGGAATCTCTTTACCAAGCATGGTGTACCATGATTACATTTAAAGAGTTTTGATCTCTAATCAAACAACGTATATATCAAATATATCAAGACGATCAACATCAAGAAAATAATAATAACAGAATAAACAACAACGTGTGTTTGATCCAAATAGTTAACGTCCATTTGTAGACCAGAAAATTTAAGTGGAAACATTACTAATAGGAATAACCCACACCTCCATAGTGTTCGCACTAACAAAAGTTCCCCCGGCTATATTAACAGAAATAACATTGTTAACTGCACTAGTATTGGCATATTGGAAAGTCCAACAAGCCATACTAATGTAAACTGTACTTCCAGTGACCGGGTTGACTAAATTGTTAACAGCTCCATTCTCAAATCCATTGTAAGCAGCACAATTAAGACCAGAAGAGAAAGTGGGCTGTACCCATGTGGAGGAACTACTACCTTTAACATAATACATAATCATAAAAGCCCCTTCATAATTACCATTAATAACTAGACTACTAGCATTCAATTGAACGGAGCAACCCTGAAATTGTTGTGTAGATGCAACTTGACTGGTACCAAAATAATTGGACGTAGATATACCAGCGGTTGCATAAGAAGAGAATTGACCCCCAGAAGCCAAGGTCAAATCATCTGTGATTATAGGTTTACGAAGTTCAACTTCATAGGAAGCCCATAACTCACCACAGACATTGTTTGTACCTTGCATACCTTGCGTACACACATACAACTCACCTAGGTCGTAATTTTGAATATTAGCATTACTAGGTGGTGGCTCAGAACGTGTGTAAAGAACATTAAAAGGATTTTCCCTAAGATCACATTCGATAAAGTGACAAAAATCCTCAGAAGGTTTAGCATCTGAAGTAAAATACTCATTAAGAGCATCAATTTTACCAACCGGAGCTGGTAGTACTGGGTTATATCTGGTAGTCATTATAACAGTTCCAAGAGCAGTATTAGTGCTAGAAGCAATGGCATCAGCACTAGCACTTTTGTACTCAAAAAGCAACCCTTTAAAGGTGTATTCCTGGAATTGATCGGCTATACCAGATAACCATGGAAAAGTTCCAGGTAATCCAGGGTTGATTGGATATGAGACGGAGCTAAAAACCCCAGCAGTACCAGATGATATAACATCCCCAATGTACTCTTTGTGTCTGACAATAATAGATTGTCCTTCATTATGCATATTGGGAACTTGTCCAGTTTTTATGGCATTATTATAAAGTGAATTGGACTTAACTGAGTAAGATCCCAATCCGAGGATAGTAGCGGCAGCATTACCTAGACCGTAACCATAAGACGCTCCACCAGCAGGATTGCCAGTGAAAAGACCAGCTGCACCTCCACCAAGGCCACCTAAGGCCCTAAGGAGTGCGCGTCCCATTGATGCTTCCTGTCTAGAAGAAGCTGTTTTTGTTGAAACAGTGCCCTTCTTGGCAACTGTTTTAGTAATTTTCTTAAATTTTGTTTTGTTTGGCATTGTATTGGATACCGCAAGCCAAAACGGGACTGTTCATCATACACATCTATTAAGAGGAGCCGTGCAGTCTCTCGGCATTTTGTTTAGCACGTAAATATTTATAGATAACTCAAACGTTTTGGTCCTTAAGTGTATGACCCAATGACGGTGTAGAGCACCGCCAAACTCCCTCTCAGAGGAGACCCCAATGTCAAGGGAAACCACATCTTTATACGTTGTTGTGGAAACGCCCAGTGTGCTAATACCACATATTGGAACATGTGGTGTCTTCGTTGGAATAGAGTTTAATATCATTGAAAGAAATGAGGTGAGATTTATAATATTCTTCTAGCTGAATCTGTTGTACAGGAGTAATGCCAAAAGCCTTGTAAAAACTCAAACGGGTCAAATGATGAATGTTGTCTTCATAACATTTAGTCATTCCTTTACCCCAATAAGACATCGAGCTCTTTTCTACACTACGAATGTCTTTGTTGGAAACTCTTTTTCGTTGTCTTTTTGTCAATTTAAGTTGAGATAACATCTCATCGGAACTACGAGCATAGCAGGTGTAGAAATCTTGAAATATTGGAATACCACCATGGGTATTAATCCCTCCACTAGCAACAGCATTGAGCCATTTAGCAGCTTTAACAGGATTATCAAGTAAATCTATACAAACTGAGTCTTTAATCACGGCATCTCTAACATTGCGTACCATTTGGTATCCACAAGGGGTCCAGACCGGTCGAGTCTGACAAAATTCAATTCCCTCAAAAACTTTGTTAACCCCTGACAATTTAATACGCATAGCAAATTTGCTAAACCATGATTTTAACCCTCCAATTACCTTACTCATATCTTTCTCTTCACATATTATGGTACAATCGTCACCACAATTGAGAAGTCTTACATTGACACCAATGGTCCTGAAATAACCATGCAAAATACAGGTGACCAATAAAACACCCACCATAGAGGTGTTGGTCTGGCCCGAAGTGAGTGTTCCATTCACCCAATACTCGATTTCACCGTCGTCACATTTTGCTTTAGCATGTGTTGTTAATTGTCTGGAAAACAACCACATAATACGATCTGCATGCTCAGGCCCAAAGAAGGAGCACAAAACTAAATGGGTTTGATGCAACCCAATCTGAGAAATAGATTGATCTAGCCTTTTAACGTCTAAATCAACAGACACAGGGTTATTGAATGCTTTCCAATGTGAAAAAGAAAGTATACCCAATTCTCGATAGTTTAAGCCCTTGGCAACTACAATATGTCCATACATCTCATTAACCTTCCCAAAAACGGAATGCTCAGCAGCTTTAGAATAACTGCCGTCGCTTACAAGCATCCTATCTCCGGGTGGAGAGATTGTACGGGGAACGTGATCCGGTTTAGCACTACGAATGTCTTTCTCAAATTTAATAAACATCTTTATTCTCCAATCACGCTTACGCAATCGACTGGACAACAGGCTAAGGCCTGCCCTAAAATAACGCCTCTTTTTCAGACCCGAATACAACTTGTGATATTCAGTCACAGGGATAGGGGTGTGTGAAACATTATTCTTGGTTAAAAATGAAAACTCTTCTGATAATAACTCTTCGTAAACCAGATCATCGTGTGGGTGGGAATCTTTGGACACCCATGTACCAGACTCGTCTTTATACATGAATACCCGACACTTAACAGATTGAAGAAAATTCTTAAAACTGTTATTGAAAGCTGAAACGGTAGCTTTTGGGCCCACACCCAAAATCTTCGTCATCCGTTTCACCTTAACAGGGGTCCTAGACTGTGATCCCATCAAACCGGATATGACATTATTCTTAGCATCGACTACAAATTTAATTTCTGTGTCGTTGTTTTCGATAGTGTCACCCCCTAGGATCACAGCCAGGCCCCCTTATTGATCAGGAACAAATCCCCTTCTAGAAGTTTTACCTAGTCGGGGAACCACAGCTCCTATCACGTTAGAGATAGGGGTGGATTTATTGGAGGCACCAGATCTATATATTTTATCACTCAACATAGCTTCAGCTGAATCCATAAGATTCTGGGCTTGAATGTCATCAGAGTTGGGTATAAAATATAAAGATGCCGCCTGTGCAGCAAGACTAGCGATCAGAGTCTTGCGCAAACCATGGACAGTCATAATTGCTCCTGCTCTAAAATAGATAGCTCCATAATTCGCCTTAGTATAAAGGGTCAAGGCAAAAGGAAACTCAACTCTCAACTCTCTAACAACCCGTTGGAGATATGGGAGTTTGAATCTCTTATGAACCACTCTATCAGGAGTAGCTGGACTTTTTCCAAAGTTAATGGTCTCATCCTCAAGAGAACTCTCCATAGTGCAATCATCGCATAACAGTCTATTATCAACTGTATCGCTTACAAGAGCATGTACTATGGTCTCTTCCTCATTTGACACATGTCTGGAGACGCCAAACATATGCCTTTTCAAGTTAGCAAAAATAGAAAAACGTTTATCAGCAATCCAATTGGGAGCGACCCTATCGGATTGTTGAATCAAATATGAATATTGAATGTAAGCTGACATAATGAGTG